AACTATGGGACTGCTGGGTCATTGAGCGAGATGTTCATGGTCGTTAACGACACATTGTACCTAACTGGTGGTAACGATGGCGCTGCTATTCAAGCAGGTGCTGACCTTGCTATCACTGCTCGAGTTCGTGCGCGTGTTGTCAAACTAGGATCCAAGGACTGGATGGCACTGGCTTTGCAGAGTACTGCTAGCGATAACTGAGGCGATTGCCTTGGCCTGCGAAACATGCAAACTTCTTCAGGAGTTGTTGGTAAGTGCTGGCGTCACTCCTGATATTGCTACACCGATTAGCCAACTTGCTGCCCCTCTTGAGAAGAAGGCAAAGCGGAAAGCGAGTGCTTACAGTATCAAGTACGGTAAGGCTTTCAAGCGAGTTGCAGGAAAATACAAACTCAAGTCAGGAGCCTGGGCAAAGAACGGATTCAAACGCGCACAGAAGGAAGCGCATAAAGTAGCTAAGAAGATGAGATGATATTATGGATGCAGATAGAGAAAGAACACTACGCATAGAGATACCAAGTTGTCTTGTTAACAAAGAGGCTGAAGAGCCTGAATGGACAAACAAAACCTTAGTGAATGGATGGACTACACTTGTATCATCCCCCACTGTACTATACTGGAAAGGTTCTATCGACCTTTCAGGATATGCACGGGACTACAAAACATTCTACCCATCAGGTGGTGTTATTCAAGAAGGACCATTTACCGTACTTAGCGGTGGTCAGGCTGCAGTAATTTATACAATTGTTTCAAGTGTCCCAGTGGATGTTGAAAACCTTTCACTTCAAATCTTTGGAAATACATCACCGGGTTTTATTGGAACACCAGGAGTAGGAACTACTGGTCGTGAATCACAAAATTGGGAGACAGTAATCTTTGCTCAAAATGAACTTTTGCTCATCAATCAAAACCTTCCATCTGCTTCAGGTATTTTGCAACCGTTGACCGTTAAACAAAATGGATCTCTTTCTCCAACTGCTGCTGAAGTATTGTATGTTGTAAAGATGGCAGTACCTTTAGGAGCGACTATTGGGATCACTTCCTTTGGGATTCCTGCATCGAGAGTTATTCTTCCTGGTACTATGGACCAAGAACCTGAACTCGAATACATGATGCGACTCTCAAGAAGCGTTGAACTTGCGAACCAGGTGTGAACATGACTCGAACTGAATGGTTGTTGAAAGGCGATCCATTGTATTCGCTGCAAGTTGCCCGTCGTACGGAACCAATAACTCGAATGATTTCATTGAAAGGAGCAGTTGGTCCTATGAGTATCGATACACAATCAATCTTAACTGGTCCAACTCCTGAAGACACAGTCTTTGGACAACCAATTTGGTATTGGAAGTCTCTGCGTCCAGTTCTTCCTTAATCGTCACAATGTTCTCGATCGAAACAAGTATCGAACTTGTGAACAAGTCATTATTCATCCTCTCCATTGACAACATCCTTTAGATGCATCACTAAATCGCGCAAATATTGGTCGTCGATATCTTCACCGGCAATATTAATGTGAACAATAATTCCCTGAGCCCACAATTTCATCATCTTATAATTCATTGAGTTCCCCTCTTTGCAAATTCGTGAGGCATTTCCCATTCTGGCATGTGACATAATATCGAGTAATACTCACCAAAGAACGTAGGGGTTTTACAATCTGCCCACCAACATCGATGTTCCCACTTGATCTTTAACGTCTGACAATGATTAATCCATTTCAATTGCTCACATTCATCAAAAGACTCTGAAGCATATCCTCTTTCTCTTTCATCGTAATCAACTCCGAGGTCTTCAGCACACTTCGCAACGTGCTCTAACCATCGCGACTTAGCAATATCGTAGTGTTCGAAGTAATTCATGCTTCCATCTCCCAACATATCTCACACTTTGGTGCTAGTTCTGGATTGCATTTACCGTCTAATCGATTCTTTCGATGTGCTTCTGAACCAGTATGATCCAAATCCCTCATGAATCTAACCATTGCAGAGGTGTCAATTGCCCTCTGAACCCATGCTGATCTATTTCCATTCGTGTATTCAGCCGCCAATCTATCCAGATTGCGCTTCGCCTCAAGTGTCAAAGACACCGTAATGATGGTTTTATCGTCCCTCATGGTCAATGGTACTACTATGTTATTAATAAATAATCCGTAGTTTAGTATAAGTAGGTGGAAAAAGCATAGGGTGGGTGTGCTGGGGGGACTAGTAATGGTGCGCCCGATTGGCTCGCTTCGCTCGCAAAGATAAGAATCCGGAGGGAGTACGAACATGTTCGCTTTGTTTATGTACCGTCAACTATTGGAAGTGGTATGGCAACCGCTAAAACTGGCTCCTTTTACCTGACTGAAACCGTGACTATACCTGGCGGCAGTGGTGCCGGACAACGCGTTCAAGGCACTATTGACCTTGGAGCATATGTGAATGTAGCAACTGGCCAAGCCATTGCAATCGATCAAGTTGATTTTGTACTCCAGTCTGGTGATACATTCCAACAAACCGCAAATGCTATGCTAGGCGGAAACGGTGGAGTTGGATTCCAACTTACTGATTTGAACCCTGGAACTGCATTCGTTAGAGCAGACAATCAATCTCTTATTGCTTCAGGTAGTGTTTCAATCGACGACCCGAACAACATCGCTACTCACACGCTTGATCTTTTCCCGGATAACTATGGGACTGCTGGGTCATTGAGCGAGATGTTCATGGTCGTTAACGACACATTGTACCTAACTGGTGGTAACGATGGCGCTGCTATTCAAGCAGGTGCTGACCTTGCTATCACTGCTCGAGTTC